TAAGTTAAAGACATTTCGCCAGAGGGTGTGCTGGAGAATTTCGGGTCTTAGTATGTCCACCCCATACGTGTTCTTTGAGAATACTTTGGATAATGCCAAGGCTGCTGTATCTTACCGTTGGTTGTATCACAAGCCATTGAATTCTCAAGATTATGAGTTGTTTAGACCTAATATCAATGTTCGTGGTATTAGGTCGATTTTTACTGAATTCCGTAATTTATTGGTGAAGACGTTGCATATAAGCGTTCCCCGCGCGACCCCACTGGATCCTTTGGTGTTTCCAAACTATTATAGTGGCGCTAAGCGGAGGATGTATGAGCGTGCAGCTATTCATTATAAAGCGGGATTTCAGCCCTCTGCCTTTTTGAAGTCTTTTATTAAACGGGAGATGTTGCCCACGGACCCTAAGAAGATATTGATTCCTAGATTGATATCACCTCGGTCTCCGGAGTACAACGTCGCTGTTGGAGTCTTCATCAAAGCATTGGAAGTCCCAATTTATCATTGTATTGGGAAAGTTTTTTCTGAAGTCGGGTTGTCTTGTGTAGTGACCAAGGGCCTGAATGCTGTTTCTACAGCCACTGCCATATTTAAGGCTTGGGGAATGTTTGATTCCCCAGTTTGTGTTGGTCTAGATGCATCTAGATTTGATCAACATATTACTAGTCCTTTGTTGCAATGGGAACATAGCATTTATGAGTCTGTCTACAGTGGTGTGGACCGTCTCAGACTCAAAGCATTGCTGAAGAAGCAATTGCGGACCAAGGGCTTTGTTACAGCGGGCGATGGTCGCATTCGTTTTGATTTATCGGCAATGAGGGCTTCTGGTGACATGAATACTGCTTTGGGTAACTGTTTACTCATGTGTTCAATGGTCTTCACATATTTGAGGACCAAGCGCATTAGGGTTGCTGTCATCGATAATGGTGATGACTGTCTCCTAATACTGGAAAAGCAGGATCTTGACTTATTGAATGATCTACCTGACTATTTTTGGCAGAATTACAATGTTGTTATGAAGTGTGAGAAAGACGTTGATGTTTTGGAAAAGGTGGAGTTTTGCCAATCCCACCCTGTGTGTGTAGACGGTGAGTACAGAATGGTTAGGAACATTACCAACTGTTTTGGTAAAGATACCACGGTCTTACACCCCAATATATCAATGCGTAACATTTCGGCATATTTAGGGACTTTGTCTGATGGGGGGCTTGCGCTTTGCTCAGGCGTTCCCATTCTCCAGTCTTTGTACAAAGCTTATGATAGGTGGTCAGCGGGCAGGCGATTCACTGGCTATCTGGAGGATACTGGCGCATCTATTATGGCCAGAGGTATGGTTTCTGATCCGAGACCCATTTCTGAATCTTCTAGAGTAAGTTTTGCACGTGCTTTTGGCCTATGGCCTAATGAGCAGGAGAGATTCGAGACTGAAATTGACTCATTCAGTTTTGAACCCATCATACATCCCTATTGTGCTAATATGGTCTATTGACCATGGGGTCATCGTTCGTAATAGTCCAAATCTATATTTTAGAGCTAAACAAAATGCCAAACGACTGCACGGCACTTCCATTGGTTGAATGATGATGAACAGTCTCCTGATCCTGGGGCATCCCATACAAGGATATGATTAATAATAACAATAAATCAAAAATTAAAAATAAAAATAAGAGTAAGGCGTCCCGCGCTGTCAGGACGTCTTTTAGAGAGTTCGATGTTCCTGCCGGAATGGGGACATTGCAAACGACGACTTCACCGTCTCTTAATGGTTTGAAGTCAGTTGTTGTTTCCCACCGTGAGATGGTTGGTAGTCTCTCGAATGGTTCTGAAGTTGTTTGGACAATTGAGCCATTGAGTATGCTTACTCCCGGTTTCGATATCAATCCCAGTTCGAGTGTCATGTTTCCATGGCTGTCTCAGATTGCTATTGCCTTTGAGAAGTATCGTTTTAAGGATCTTCGGTTCTATTTACTTCCGAATCAGTCCACGGCCACTGCTGGCTCTGTTGGCATGGCTTTGGACTATGACTGGGACGATGAGGTTCCAAGTTCAAAACGTGCTATGTTTAGCAATCGTACAGCTGTGCAGGCCCCCGCATGGTCTCCGATGGAAATGTCCGCAGATGTAGTTGCCATGAACAAGGACATGCCATGGAGGTTTATTCAAATGCCGGGGAGGATGGATCCTGAACCCCGTACTACTTTTTCTGGGTTCCTAATAGTTGCTTACGACACTCCTGTCACCAACTGTAAATGGGATTTGTGGGTTCAGTATTCAGTTGAATTTGCGGTCCCCTGTTTTGATGAGCCTGTAATTTTGAATCAGCCACTTCATTGGTCGACTTCGACTGCAGTGGCTAGTGTAACTACTCCTGGGACTGTCCTTCATTATCGTCAGATGTTGACGGATACTACTTTTGATGGGCTTTTTCAGCCTGTTGTTCCGGGAGCATTGGGTATTCCTCCTATGATATATGATGGAATCAATATTACTAGGGCATTGCGTATTGTCAAGCATGTCCCAGAGGCTTATATTGAAGCCATTGGGAGGATTACAGAGACCGGTGTTACACCTGCAAATGTTCTCCTTAAGGATCTCCAAGCTGCTTTGTTTGCGGTGAATAGTTTGGGGACAGTAATAGGATGGGCCTCTCGTTCTACTGATAAGGGCTATGGTGCAACTGGTCCGCAGAATCCATTGGAAGTAAATACTGTTACTAAGCCACTTCTTGCTACTGCTGGTGCTTATTTGTCAGAAATTATGGCAGTGCATCCTGATACAGTTTATCTTGTGCCTTTGCTTTCTGCTGCTGCTGCTATTGGTGCCGGCTATGCCGATACTGGTGTTAAAGTCGAACTCTAAAGAGAATGTGGATAATTGTAGAGCCTGGTGAAATCTATCCCATAGTTGACGCTTAAAACTGTCACTGTGGCGTCATCAGGTACTTTAATTGACATATATATCTTTTAAAATATACTGTATTGTGAATTCACATTACAGTGAAATTATAAAAACTAAAAATACCCAATACCACTTTAAGTGGGTCTATTAAAAATTGTGTGTTGAGTCATTACTCCCCACTCCAATTCTTTTGGGGGGGCGATAGGGGGGTTCTAAAGTGCTTGG